ACATCATTTCACCAGTCTTAGCATTCGGTTTCCATTTTGCATTTGGGTATGCAGTATGAACAACGATACCAAATTTAGATTGAGCGATTTTCTGTCCGAGCTTTGAGTTTGCAGGAGCAGAATAGTTGATTAGTTGTGGATTAAGAGAATATGTAACTCCAGTCTCTTCATCTCCCTCTTGAGTAACCATATCAGGTGTATGCATGAAGTCACCTTGATAGATACCCTTCATTGGCGTGACTTTAGGGAGATGTTCTAATGCAGCGAGCATTTTAGAAGCAAGTTCTGGACGATCACCGAAATGCTTCTCTACGTCCTCTGGAGATGTGACGAGCTTTTGTGTCGTCTTATTGAAAGCGGATTTAGTTGCAACGAAGAATTGCCCAGGAGCATAGCCTGTATACTTGGCATTCTTGTTTGGGAGTCGACCGAATACCATGGCTGGAGCACCGTCGTGCTTTACAGAGACACTGGCGGCTGATGGTTCACCCTTTAGATATTTGTGAACATTATCTAGAAAATTAAGAGATAGATCTAAACCTTCTTTCCCATGTGTGATAAAGAAATCTTCTACATGGTCAACGTGTCCACCATTAATATCTTCTGTTTCGAATTTGGCGGCTTCAGTGAGATATTGACTAAATCCAAGCATAATTCCTTCCACTCTATGGGAGATTTATACTCTATTTAGTTATTTTTATCAGTTAATATTCCTTGAATTAGATCGTCGATTGTTTCGTTAATAGAGTGTTCTGGTCTATATCCAAGCGCCACCAACTTGGTATTATCCATAAAGAAAGAGCGAGAGGATTGAACTTTCTTATGAAACTCTTTTTGCTCGATAGTATTAAACACTGATGCAGAGTCCATCGCATCTCGAGCATATCGGAGAATATCGCGGAAGATTATCCCCTTACCGTTCCCGATATTATAAATGCTATTTTGTTCCCCAAGTCTAACGCAAAGATCGATAGCACGAGCGCAATCCCTAACGTCAACATAATCGCGATAAAAATAACCAGAGTCGTAAAGGTCCACTGGTTTGTTTTTAGCAATTTCCCCCAAGAGGTATTGAAGTGCGTTTTTCTTTGCAGATACTTTTTTATCGTGTTTTCCCAATACATTTGCTAACCTCAATATCCGATAATTTAAATCAAACGTTTCACAATATGATATGAGAAGTTGCTCAGCGCATCGTTTGGTGATTGAGTAGAATCCCTTCGGTTCACATGGATCAGTTTCTGGAATTCCGCGAGAGCCAACACCGAACCCAGAGTCTTGACCATATACAAACCAAGAACTGATAAAATTAAAAGTGCCCTTCTCACCAGTTCTCTGAATATATTTTCGATAACTATTCAGAACCTGCATTAAAACAACGAGATTAGTATTAATATCCAGTTGATTATCGAAATGTACATTATAGTTGTCAACGGTACTAATAAAGTAAACACAATTTGCACTTGATACTTCGTAATTGTTTCTATGATTTTTGATGAGACCGTCTTTCGAGGCTCGGCAATACTCGCTTCCGACAAACCCATGTCCTCCGAAAACATTTACGAATGCCATTTGGACATTACACTCTCATAGTAAGCAAATACATCTTCACCGTAATGCGGTGGACAACCAACGAAGAATACGTTGCTCAATGCCTTGTTTGCATTTGGATACTTCGCGGCATCGTCAAGATGTTTATAGCCAGGATGCAACAGAATATTTCCAGCAAAGTAATTGCGAGTTTGAATACGATTTGTTTCACAGAATGCCTGAAGTTTTTCCTTGAGTTCAGGTGTATCTGTAATGAGCGGAACACCAAACCAAGAAGGGTCTGCCTTTGGCAACGCAGAAGCAACACGAACACCAGGAACGTGACGATAAAAGATGCTCTTAATGCGCTCGAAGTTTAGTCGACGCTTAACATCAATTTCATCAATCTTCTTCAATTGCTCAATGCCGATGGCACCTTGAAGATCCAATGGCTTGAGATTGTATCCCATGTTTGAGAAAAGATACTTGTGATCAATTATCCCATTATAGCCTTCAAGCCACTTGTCAAAGCGATTACCGCATGTGCCACAAGCCAATAGATTAGCAGCACCGACACAACGGCAATCACGACCCCACCAACTAATTGAACGCGCTGTATTAATAAGTTCTTCGTCATTTGAGCACACCATACCACCTTCACCAGTCGACATGTGATGCGCTGGATAAAAAGAAGTGGTCCATGAATAATAATAGTCAGTCAACAATCTGTCATTCCACTTTGTGCCAAGAGAATCACAATTATCACCAATGAGATAAATGTCATTCTCAGCACAAATGCGAGCAATACGATCCATATCAGGTGGATTACCGAGAACAGGTGAAACGAAAACGGCAACTGTCTTGTCAGTGATCCACTTCTCAACATGATCAAGATTAAAGTTGAGTGTATCCATTTCAATATCAACGAACACAGGCGTCAATCCGTTTTGTACCAACGGAGCAATCGTAGTTGGGAAGCCAACAGGTGATACGATAACTTGATCGCCATCTTTCCAACCAAGACGTTTCTTGAGAGCAGCAACCATGGTAAGATTGGCTGATGATCCAGAGTTGACCATGTGACAATGCTTGACATTGAACTTATGTCCAAACGCCCATTGAAACTTGGCAACGTTTTCACCAGAGACTAGCCACTTGCCTGTTAAGAATGCAGTGACGCCAGCGATAACTTCCTTCTCATCCCAATATGGACCAGAATAGAATACAGTGTCTTTCTCAGAATTAAATTGTTTGCAATTGTATGCATACTTCGGCGTACCAACAGCGGCAACCAATTCTTCAATCATTTGCTTCACGTCACTCATTATTTCGTCCTCAAAATTTGTCCAAGATATCTACCATAATCAGACTTACTATATTTCTCTGCAGCCCGACGAATTTCATTTTCTGTAATCCATGCATTACGATATGCAATTTCTTCAGGGCATGCAATCATCATTCCTGTTCTACGTTGAACAGAACCAACGAATACAGATGCCTCTGAAAGAGATTCAAACGTGCCAGTATCAATCCAAGCAATACCACGATTCAGATATTCAATCTTGCAATTGTGATCTTGCATATAAAGATTGTTGATGTCAGTAATTTCTAATTCGCCTCTTGCTGAAGGAGTTATCCTCCAAGCATATTCTACTACTTTATTGTCGTAAAAGTAAAGCCCAGTGACTGCATAATTGCTTGGAGCAACTTTTGGCTTCTCTACAATTCTAACAGGATCATCATTATGATCAAGTTCAATCACACCAAATCTTTCTGGATCTGCAACATGATAAGCAAACAAAGTGCAGCCAGTATTGTTCCAAGAAGCAGCATTGAATCGATTGATAAGTTCGTTACCATAGAAAATATTATCGCCAAGAATAAGAGTGACATCATCTTTGCCAATCCACTTTTCAGCAATACGAAAACACTCAGCAATACCTCTTGGTTCTAATTGAGTTGCATATGAGATATTCAACCCCCATTGTGATCCATTACCAATTAAATTTTCAAATGGTGTACGATCAGCAGGTGAAGTGATGATCATAATCTCACGAATACCAGCCATCATCAATGTTGAGATTGGATAATAGACCAATGGCTTATCATATACAGGCAGTAATTGTTTTGAAATTACTTTTGTGCATGGATACAAGCGAGTACCGAGACCGCCTGATAAAATAATTCCCTTACGCATTATAATACTCCAATGTTTTTTCTAGACCTTCAGCAAGTTTAGTCTTTGCTGACCAACCTAGTTCTTTATAAATCTTACTCGCATCCATGGCATATCTAAAATCATGACCCTTACGATCATTCACAAAATTAATCCATGATTGATACATATGCACTGGCTTACCCATAACATCAAGAATCAAAGTGACCATATCGAGATTGGTCATCTCAACACCACCACCGATATTGTAACGCTCACCTGATTTCCAGTTTTCTTTGATTGCGAGTAAAGCCTCACAGTGATCTTCAACATACAACCAATCACGAATATTCATTCCATTTCCATAAACAGGAACTGGTGTATTATTTTGAATATGGCGAATAATTGTTGGAATGAATTTCTCGCGATGCTGACGAGGACCATAGTTATTAGAGCAGTTAGTTACAATTGCATCAATATTATGCGTATTGACATATGCGCGAACAAGATGATCGCTGGCTGCTTTGGTTGCAGAATATGGATTGCGAGGATTGTATGGAGTGTTCTCAGTGAACGGAGGATCTTCGTGAGTTAGACTTCCGTAGACTTCATCAGTAGAAACGTGAACTAATTTCCCGCCGTGTTTGCGAATACACTTGAGAACGTTGTGGGTTCCAGTAATATTTGTATCCACGAAAATATCGTCGCCGCGAATGGAATTATCCACATGAGATTCAGCAGCGAAATGAAAAGTAAGATTTGGTTGGTAATCATGATACAAACTCTCCAGATGTCCAAAATTGCGAATGTCGCAATGTTTGCGTTGAAGGTGGTAGTCACCCCAATACCCATCTAGATTTTGTTCATTCGCTGCATATGAAAGATTGTCAATGATGACAATTTTCTCATCAGGATATTTTTTCAGGTGAGAGATTACAAAATTAGAACCAATAAATCCCAAACCACCAGTCACAAATACAGTCATAAAACCTCAATTATAATTCAACTTCCTCATAAATTGCAGGATTTGATTTACCATAATTTCTCATGATGACACCAGCTTTACTGTTTGCTTCGTTCTCAAACTCGCTTCCTGTCTCACCTGCATAATTGGTCAATATTCCATCTTCGTTTTGTTTGTGATGGACCAATTCATGCCCCAACGTTCTCAAAACATCTGCGAGATGTCGACCAGCAACGTTTAAATGAATAGTTCTTTCAGAAGGAGAGTACCCACCAAAACTGGTATTCTCGCGAGCCATGCCGCGATCGTTGATCAAAACGAGTCTTGGGAGTTCAGCAATACCCAAATTATTTTTGCAGTAACCCATGAAGTCTTGAATACTGCTATGGGTTTCTTGTTCCTTCAGGTATTCTCTGAATTTTTTCATTAGATTTATAAACCTTTTTTAGAAATCTTTTCCAAACTTTAGGATCTTGTCTGCGGAAATGCAGACGATACATAAAGATGGCTTCACATTCTTTCCAGCCAATCTTATGCGCTTTCCTCAGTTTATTTATATCTAATTTCTCCGCTTGGGTTTCGTATGCATGAGCATCCAGTTCATCAGGATTCCCATAATACATCGCCTTCATTTTGTTCTGTTTCGGCTTCGGCTTATATTCTTTCTGTAAAAGCAATGGACGTTGTTTCTGCTGATGCTTGTGTCGATACTCGTGATGAATTGCTCGGATGATCTTTACAGCAAGATTATGAGCACCTTTTTCTGTAATAATTACTTTCTTAGAATCATCTGGAAAATTTAGACAAATATAGATGTGCTCTGGAACTATATCCGAAATTCGTAGGCAATAATGACCATTTACGATCACATTATGATCAGGGTAATATTCGCCCTCAAATCTTTCTGATGAAAAGCAAACAATATATGGCTTGAATGCTTTATTCAGTTGACGAATGATAGAAGGAATATGCTTCTCTCCGACCCATTTTTCGGCGAGAGCATAGACCTTCTTTTCGATCTTCTTGAGTTGCATTACACCTTCAGATTCTTAAACTTATCGGTGCTTCGACCACGATCAAAGACAGGCTTTGATTCGTTTTCTTTCATCACAGCATCTTGGGCTTTCTGCTCAAGATCATAAAGTTTCATCTTTGCGCGATCAATACCAACCGTGAATCTCTTATGAAGATTCGGATCATTATAACGATTCTTCAACTGCTTCACGAGAATCTGATTTAACTGTTGCAGCTCTTCAGTACTAACAAGAGCGAACATGAAGTCAGCGGTTGCTGGCAAACCAAATGATTCTGAAGTATCTTCTAGTCCAGGATCCGAGTTGCTAAAGCCAGATCGAGTCGTCTGAGTAGCCGAAACGATCGGTACATTATTCTCCACCGCCAAGCCACGAAGTTCCTCAGCAATTGCTTTGATATAGGTATATGAGTTGACATTCGCACCTGCCTTGATTCGAGCCGACGCACAAATATTTAGATAGTCAACAAAAATAATATCTGGACGGAAGTTCTTTTTCAGAGCCAGATCGTTAATCAATGCACGGAAGTGAGCAGGATTCGCAGACGCAGTTGGATATTCCTTGATGATCAACTTGCCCTTGACAGAAGTCTTGATTTTACTCATACGTTTCTCATACATGTCTTTCGGCATGTTCATGAGATCGTCAAGAGAGACGTTGAGAAGATTCGCATCAATACGTTCAGCGATTTTCTCTTCAGCCATTTCTAGAGTAATGTATAGAACATTGTAGTTCTGAACCAAACAACTAGCAGCCACATGGCACATAAACAGAGACTTGCCGACGCCAGTACCTGCAAGAGCAATGTTAAGGGTCTTTTGCGGCAATCCTCCTTTAGTGATCTTGTTGAAATACTCAAGATCGAAGGGGATTCTTTTCTCGATACGATGATAGAAATCATACCGATCAGCGTAATTATCCAAAAAGTCGTGACCAATATGAGGATCGAAACTAACCCCCAGAGCATCAGACAAAAGAGTAGGAATGCTTCCTTTGCCCCTCGCTGTATCTTTGCCATCGAGTATCTGAATGCTGTCCATGATAGCATTATAGACTGCTTTTTCTTGACAAAACTTTTCTGTAGTGTCAAGAAGCCACTCGAGTTTTTGTTCTGATTTGTCACTTGATATTTCCTTGAGGAGTTCCAGTGACTTATTTAACTCAACTTCAGTGAGTTTGGTAGATTCTTTAAGGCTGATCTCCACCGCTGCTGTCGGCGGCAGACTGTTGTACTTCAGAACGAACTCTTTGATTTCTTCGAACAGTTTTCTTTCGTGGCTTTCGCTCAGATACTCTTTCTTCAAGAATGGTAGAGTCTTCCTCATGAAAGACTCGTTCCGCATCAGATTCGACAAGATCAGTGTTTCTGTTTTCATTGCCTTCCTTCATCGCATTGTCAATAGCACTCAGAAGTATACTACGCATCACGTTAGAAGTAAATCGATCAAATGATTTGCTCTTTACATTTGCATTGTTTACATTCGAGATAACATCATAATCAAACGTCATCAAACCATTATCGCCAACTTTCACATCAGTGAACTCAACGATCACGCCATCATATTTTCCCAAGAATTTGACAGCAAAACTTCCAGGTGGACCATTGAGGTCCACGAAGAAAGTATATTGCTTTTCAATTTTGTAGAATTGTTTGACGTACCAAAATTGTAGTTTAGCGATTAGATTCTCAATCATCTTCCGACTCTTCTAACTCATCAGATAGATTACCAGCGACTGCTGAACTGAATTGATAGTTGTTGCGCACCCAATCCTTGAATGATTCATCAGAAAGAATACTATCCCAGAACTCAGGTGATTCAGTGTCAGCCATTCGCCACTTCTTGTTTTCAATCTCACCAGTTGTGCGATTGACTTTAGCGTACCAACCAACGTTTGGTTTTACGACATGACCAGACTCAAGAGCCATATCAAGAAGCCCACTGTACTTGCTAATGCCGCCATCAAAACGAACAGTGACAGGAATACGAGCCTTCTCACGTACATAGCGAGACTTTTCGACGTTGATAATGAAATTATAGCCAATAAGATCCTGTCCATCTTTTTCCTGCTGTCGTCCAAGAATGTATATATTATCAGCAGAATAATAGGAACCTGTTCCGCCACCGACAATATCCTTGGGATACAGACCTATCTCTTTATAGGTATGATTTACAACCACCATCGGAATGTCCTTCAGTGTAAGGTGTGGTGTCACCATACGGAACAGGGATTTGATTTGCTTTGCGCGGCTCATGTCAGCGACTGACTTACCATCCAACGCATCCTCGACTTCTTTCTTCGAAGCCAAGTTACCAATCGAGTCAATGACGATCATTACACGCTCGCCACGCTCGATGTTA